GTAATAAAGCAGTAGCAGTATTAAATTTTGGAAGTACTAAAACTACGACCAATCAAACGTTTACAGTAACATTCCCAGCATCTACATCGGACGCTGCAATTATAAGGATCACTTAAATGACAACAGTATCTTCTGTTTTTTCAGAAGCACCGCAAGTAAAAGTAAGTAATGTAAGACCGTTAGAAAAAGATTTATATAAGATGATGTGGGACATACCAGAGTATAGAGTAGTAGCTCCGGGCGAACACATTGCACAAGAATTTTTGAATCAAGCTAGGCCTCCTAAAGGGGCGTCAGTATTGGACTTAGGATGTGGCACAGGACGGGGCTCTCTTAACTTAGCTTTTTTCGGTGGCTTAAATGTCACTATGGTTGACTTCGCAGATAATTGTTTAGACGAAGATATTCGACCGATGTTAGAAACACAGAAGCATGCTATGCGATTTGTAGAGGCAGACTTATCTGAACCCTTACCTGTCAAAGCGGCATATGGATTTTGTACGGATGTGATGGAGCATATTAGACCTCACCAAGTAGATAAAGTATTAGATAATTGTTTAGCTGCTTGCCAGCATGTTTTCTTTCAGATTGCTACTGAGGATGACATTATGGGTAAAGTGGTAGGACATAAGCTTCATTTAAGTGTGCATCCGTATGAGTGGTGGCTAAAGAAGTTTATTGAACGAGATTGTGTTATTCATTGGTCTAAAGAAGCACCTGGCTATTGCTTATTTTATGTAAGTGCTTGGATGAAAGGCGAAGACGTTGTTGATAGAGGTGTTATTAATACCGACGAAGAAACTATCAAGGCAAACGTAGAATACAACATTCAAAGAGATTATATGCAGGTTCAACCGTACCCTACGAATGACCAAGAAGTTATGATTGTGGGCGGTGGACCCTCATTAAATGAGCATCTTGAAATCATTAGACAAAAGAGGGCTGATGGTGTTAAACTGATCGCAATTAATGGGGCTTATAAATGGTGCCTTGATAATGGTATTACGCCTTCTGCTATGGTTATGGTAGATGCTAGACCTTTCAACGCACGATTTACTCAACCTGTAGTAGATCATTGTAAGTATTTTATTGCTTCTCAATGTGACCCTACTGTGTTTGATGAGCTTCCAAAAGACAGAACTTATATATGGCATACAAGCGCGGAATTGCTAAATGACATATTAGCTAAACATTATAAAACATGGTTTCCGGTTCCAGGAGGATCAACAGTCCTTTTAAGGTCGATACCGTTATTTAGAATGTTAGGATTTAAACAGTTTCATCTCTTCGGATGTGATTCTTGTTTAAGTGATAATGAAGTTCACCATGCATATGAGCAACAAGAAAATGATGGACAGCCGGTCATACCCGTAAACGTGGGCGGGAAAATATTCAGCTGCAATCCGTGGATGATCTCTCAAGCACAAGAATTTATTGATTTGATTCGTATGCTAGGGGATGAAATAGAATTAAACATCTATGGTGGGTTACTCCATCATATTTTAGAAACAGGCGCCTCATACGCCGACTTAAAGGAGATTTAATATGGCTGCAACAGCATGGCAATTATATAATAGTGCCAAAAAATATATAGGTAATGGAACGATCACTCTCGGAGCTGGCGTATTCAAAATGTTATTAGCAAGAAGCGCAAGTAATGCATCAACATTTACTTTAACTGCTTATTCACAAATAACAAATGAAATTTCTGCTACAGGTGGATATGTAACAGGGGGTAGGAATTTAGTACCGGCAACAGCGTACTGGACAGTAGGCGCTTCAGCAAAACAAATGAAGTTTACAATGTCTACAGTAGGTTTAGCATTTACAGCTTCTGGTGCTTCATTGACTAACATTAAATACGCGATTCTACGTAATTCAACTGGCGCAACTGCTGGTAGATTATTATGTTTCTGCCAATTATCTAGTACTCAATTTACTGTTACATCACCAAATACATTGACAGTTTTACCTGCTGCTACCGGCATCTTTACTCTAACTTAAGAGTTTAGTCGTGGCTGTAACAACTGGCTGGGGACGTGGAACCTGGAGCTCTGCTGCATTTGGCGAAGGCACTGTTGCTGAACCAAGTGTAGGGGTATTAGCATTATCAGGACTAGCTCCAACATTAGTACGAACTTTTATTGCTGTTCCTGATGGTGGAACATTAGCGTTAGCAGGTAGTGCACCAACTATATTACGAGGAGCTATAGTAACTCCTAATGTTGGTACTGTATCAGTACAAGGAGTAGCACCTACATTATTTAGAGAGTTCTTTATACAACCCTCGGTAGTTAGTGTAAGTGTTCAAGGGTATGCGCCTACTACGCCCGCAGGTAGTGTAATTACTACAGTAACTGGTAATATTTCTATCGGTTTCGCGTGGGGATTCGGAGAATGGGGTGGCACTGCGTGGGGAGGTAACCTTGCACCTTCACTAGTTAATGGACAAGTTGTTACGCCTTCAGTAGGGGTTGTGTCTATAGTAGGACAAGAACCTAACTTAGTTAACGGCAAAATATTTGCTCCAACAGGTGCATCTGTAATAGTAGGATCTGAACCAAGTGTTGTAGTAAGTGGAAATGTAATTACACCTAGCGTAGGAGCTTTATTACTAGCGGGTATAGCACCTTCTGTAGTAAGTGGTAAAGTAATAACACCTAATGTACGTAGTGTGGCTATTCAGGGCGTAGCATCTACAGTAGTAAGTGGTAAAGTAATAACACCTAATAGTGGGGCTATAGACGTACAAGGATATGCAGGGGCTCTAACATTTGCTTTCTATGCTGAGCCAGCAACAGCACAACTTACATTAGTAGGAACGGCTCCTGAGGTTGTAAGTGGTAAGGTAATCACCCCGACAGGAACAGCATTATTACTAGGCTCAGCGCCAAGCGTTGTAGTAGGTGGTAAAGTAATTACGGCTCCAGTAGGCACAGTTACATTAACAGGCATAGCGCCTTCAACTGTAGTAAGTAGCGTAATAACACCACCAAGAGGTACTTTAACCTTAGTTGGCGGTACGGTTACATTAAGTAACCCGAATTGGAACGTGATAAATACAGCACAAACACCTGGATGGGTGCAAATAGCAGCATAAAAAGAACAATTTGTAGTAAAATATAGCAAACTAAAAAGGAATTTATTATGGCAAGCACCTATTCAGCACTGAAAATAGAACTCATAGCTACAGGCGAACAGTCTGGTACGTGGGGTACAACAACTAATACTAACTTAGGCGATACAGCTCTTGGCGAAGCTATTACAGGTTCTGCTGATGTGGCCTTCTCTAGTGCAGACGTTACGGTAACTCTTACGGATACAAATGCTACTCAAGCCGCTAGAAACTTACGACTTAATTTAACAGGTACTTCAGGCGGGGCTCGTAACCTTGTTTTAGGATCTGGCTGTCAAATTGAAAAATTTTATATAATTAATAATGGTTTAGCAGACGCAGTTACAGTTAAAAATACAACAGGCACAGGCGTTACAGTACCAGCGGGCAAAACTATGCCGGTATTTAATAATGGTACTAACGTTGTTGATGTAACTACAGCACTATCCTCTGTTTATGTAACAAGCAATATAACTAACGCGGCTTTAACGGCAAGTAAACCTGTATTTACAGACGCGTCTAAAAACTTAACGTCTTCAGGTACATTAGCTGTTGACCAAGGCGGCACGGGGGCTACAACAAACGTAGCATATTCAGTAGTGGTAGGTGGTACAACAACAGGCGGTGCATATCAATCAGTTGCTTCAGTAGGCACATCTGGCCAAGTATTAACATCAGGTGGCGCAGGTGCATTACCTACATGGACTACAGTATCATCTAAAGCATTCCCAACAGGTACTCGTATGTCCTTCCAACAAACAGCAGCACCAACAGGTTGGACTAAAGATACAACAGCAGCCATTAATAATAGTGCTTTACGTTTTGTTACAGGCTCAGTAGTTAACGGTGGTACAGTAGATTTTACAACAGCATTTGCATCACAAACACCAGCGGGTTCTGTATCTATTACAGCTGTGTCAGGTAGTGCAGGGGCTACAACGCTTACTACACCACAAATACCAAGCCATAGTCACCCCGCAAACGCGCAAGTCATTAATCCAGCCCAATATGCGCCACCTAGCTATTCATCAACAGCGCCTACACAGGCAGGTTCTACAGGCTCAGCAGGGGGAGACGGTTCACATACTCACCCATTCTCATTTAGTTCTGGTTCTGGTACATTTACTGGTACTGCAATCAATTTAGCTGTTAAGTATTATGATTTTATTATTGCAAGTATTGATTAATAGGAGATAAAGTGCAACTTAAAAATGGAACATATTGCCCGTTAATAAAAAAAGACTGTATAGGGTTACAATGTGCTTGGTTTACTAGAGTACAAGGTTATGATACTAATACAGGAAATCAAGTAGATGAATATCAATGTGCAATAGCTTGGATGCCTATGCTATTAATAGAAAATTCAGGACAACAAAGGTCAACAGGTGCTGCAGTAGAATCTTTTAGAAATGAAATGGTAAAAGCAAATCAGACTAGCCAACAAATTTTATTACACACGGCCGGAGTAGCAACAGGATTAATAGATGTAAAAGATGACGATCAACCAATATTACCAAAGAACAAGGAGTAAAAAATGTTATTAACAATTATACCTATAGATGGAAATGTAAAAAAAGATGGAGTGGGATATATAGGTCTTGACTTATCATCTTGCGCAATTCCTTCTAATATAAGAGCCTTACAATGGCAAGAAACATCAGGTTGGCTAGAGTTTTGGAATCAAGATAATGAAGATATTACTGCATTACCGTCATGGACTACTTGTTGTTTAACAGCATGGGATGCAGCTAATAACCCACCCCCACCCCCTCCACCGGAGCCACCTACAGCAGAAGAAAATAAACAATATGCTATTGGGTTGTTACAACAAACAGACTGGACGCAAATTCCAAGTGTTAGCGACCCTGCTTTAAGTAACCCATATCTTGCAAATAAAAATGCATTTGATATTTATAGAAATTCTGTAAGACAATATGCACTTAATCCAGTAGCAGGGAATATTACCTGGCCTACAATGCCTGTTGAACAATGGACAAGTGTCTAATATAAAGCTGCTTTATGAAAGGTCTCCTGTTTTTGGGGGGTTTTATAATGAGTGGAGAGTAAAAAGAGTAAATAAGTTAGTTAGTTTACTTGGGGTAGATTGGTTTAAAGGTAAAAAAGTTTTAGAGCTAGGTTGTGCTTTTGGTAACATTGGATTTTACTTAGAATCTTTAGGGGCTCAAGTTACTTTTAGTGATGGAAGACAAGAGTCATTAGATGTAGTTAAATTTAAAGATCCTAATGCTAGAACTATTCTTTTAGACCAAGATACTAATTGGAACTTAAATGAAACGTTTGATTTAATAGTTCATTTTGGCATATCTTACAATTTAAATAATTGGCAACAAGACTTAATAAATACAATTAAACATGCCAAGTATATAGCATATGAAACAGCTGTTAATAAATTTAGTAATGATATAGAGTTTAAAATAAAAGATCCTAAATATGGTGAGACACGTCAGGGCCCCATCAATAGTTTAGGTAGTTTACCTTCAGTTTCTTTAATTGAAACTCTATTTAATAACAACAACGTACAATATACACGCTATGATAATAACGATTTAAATTATGCGTTTATGAATTATACTATTCAAAGTGATAAAGAATATAAACCAAAAGATAATAATATTATTTATCTACAATCCTGGACAGATGCATGGGGTAGCGGCGGTAGAAAATATTGGCTAATTAAAAAGGTAAATAGTGGAATATCCTAATTTAAAAGATTATATACACATAGTTAAAAATGCATTAAGCCATGATACTTGCGACGCTATATTAAAGGAGTTTATAAATAGTGATGAGTGGATAGATACTGTAGTAGGTAGAGGTGAAATAAATAAAAGCGTAAGAAACTGTCAAACTATTGTTATATCTTATCCGCATGTTATACAGAAAAATAAAGATACTAGACATAAACTAGATAATGCAATATTTGATGGCGCTAGTAAATGCATAAGGGAATATAACACTAAATTTTCCCATTGTAGGATTGAAGAAGATAGTGGGTACGAATTATTAAAATACCCTGAAGGATGTTTTTATACAGAGCATACAGATTCTTTTAAAGCTAGACCTCGTGCAGTGTCTTGCTCATTTATTTTAAATGATGATTTTGAAGGCGGCGAGTTTGCTTTCTTTAATAAAAAACTAAAATATAAATTAGAAAAAGGCGATGCATTATTATTCCCTTCTAATTTTATGTATCCACATGAAGTGATGCCTGTAACAAAAGGCACTAGATATTCAATAATTACGTGGTTTATATAGGAGTTAAAAATGAACATGGAAAAAATAACATCAATGTTGTTCCCTGTAATAGTCTCGGCTATTGCTTGGTTACTTACTTCAATGACTACTATTCAGGCAGACTTAATTACTATTAAATCTAAAATGCCTAATTTAATCACAGAACAAGGTGTACCTACTGACAGCCCTATATCAGCTGAAGCAAGAGCAAGACTTAAAGAAGAACTCAAAGGTCAAATAGCAGAACTATCTATTCGTATTAGGTTATTAGAAGAACATGAAAAATCAAAAGGATTTAAATAATGTTTAGTATCCTCTCATCCATATTAGGTTTTGCAACTGCAGGACTCCCGTCCATATTAGGCTTCTTTCAACAAAAAGGAGATCAAGCTCATGAACGTGAAATGGCAAGATTACAAAACGAGCAAGCTATGGCTATGGCTCAACAAGGTTTTCAATCACAAGAAAAAGTAGCAGCGATTAATTTGGAGGGTACCTATGCAGAAACATTTACTCAAGAACGTCAAGCACTTTATGAGCACGATGCAAAACTTGTACACGATGCAGCGCCCTGGGTTAGAACTCTTAACGCAAGTGTCCGCCCTATTGTTGCTTTCACTTTTGTAGCATTACTTTTATTTGTAGATATTGGTGGTTTTATTTGGGCAGTTAAAACTGCAGGGTTTAGCCGCGATGCTATGGATGTTATATTTTCATCTGATGAAATGGCTATTGTAGGTTCTATTATTGGCTTCTACTTTGGAGCTAGAACTTGGGAAAAGAAATAAGTGAATGTATCAAAAGCTGGCATCGCTCTTATCAAACATTACGAGGGTGTGCGTAGTCGTCCCTATCGTTGTCCTGCAAACTTGTGGACTGTTGGTGTGGGTCACCTTATCGGGGATGGCAAATTGTTGCCTGATTCTTATAACAGAACTTTTACAACGGAAGAAATAGATGCGCTCCTTATACGGGATCTCAATAGATTTGAACGCGGAATATCTAAGATGTTACCTAACGTGCCTCTTAGACAATGTGAATTTGATTGCTTGGTATCTTTTGCCTTTAATCTTGGTCTGGGTACATTTCAAAGATCAACACTCCGTCAAGCGCTGCTTCGCGGAAATAAAACGCAAGCTATGGGATCATTAGTGAAATATTGTCGCGCAGGTGGTAAAATACTCAGAGGTCTACAAACTCGTAGATTAGACGAAAAAGCACTTTTTGAAGGTAAATAATGCCGTTAAGTAAGCTCATATTTAAACCAGGCGTCAATCGAGATCAAACTAATTACGCTTCAGAAGGCGGTTGGTATGACACTCAGTGGGTACGATTCCGTTCAGGTTTTCCAGAAAAAATGGGTGGTTGGGAACCTAGAAATTTTACGGCTTACAACGGCGCTGCTCGAAGTCTTTTTCCCTGGAGTACAACAGATAACAATATCATATTAGGTATTGGCACAGACACTAAAATGTATGTAAGTGCTGGTACTAATATATATGATATTACCCCTATACGAGCTACTTTTACTTCCCCTACTACTGATAACTGTATAAGTACGACTAGTGGATCTAAAGTTATCACAGTAACTATTTCAGGTTATGGGGGCATTACAGGCGACTTTGTAACTTTTAGCGGTGTAGTGGGCCCTATTGCAGGTATACCTGCTTCACAATTTAATGCCGAACAACAAATAACTTATCTAACATCAAGTACTTTTACATTTACAGTTGCAACTGCGGCTACAAGTACTACATCAGCACAAGGTGGTACGGCTATCACAGCGGCGTTTCAAATTAGCGTAGGATATACAACCTCTACGGCGGGTTATGGTTGGGGTACATCTACGTGGAGTCGGGGTACATGGGGTTCTAGTTCTACTAGTGCTGTGTTCTTCCCTGCCCGATTAATATTCCAAGACAAATTTAATAACGACTTAATCTTTAATATACAAGGTAGTTACATTTATTACTGGGTCTATACAAGTGCCTTTAGTACCCGTGCTGTATTACTTTCTTCAATCTCAGGCGCTGTCGCTGTACCTCAGCAGGTAGGTAAAGTACTATTTGCGCCAAGTGGACATCTATTAGCTTTTAGTTGTACTAATTATGATGCTTCTCAACCTGGTCCTAACTACCTAGGAACTTTTGATCCATTACTTATTCGCTGGGCAAACGTAAGTGCTGATATAGGACCTGATCCACTTAACTGGCAACCCACTTTAACTAACACCGCAGGCTATTTAAGACTTTCTGTCGGATCTAGAATTGTAACTGCAATAAGAACTAAACAAGAAATTCTTGTATGGACCGATGTGTCTTTATCATCACTACAATTCTTAGGCACGTCAGAAGTATTTGGTTTACAAGAAGTTTCTTCAGCTACGACTATTTTTGGCGCTAACACTGTGATTGGCGCTAATAACGTAGTTTATTGGATGGGCAATGATAAATTCTATACTTACTCAGGTCGTGTAGATACCTTACCTTGTACGCTTCGTCAGTATGTTTTTAATGATATTAACAGAACACAACAAGGACTATTCTTTGCAGGTCAAAATGCTGAGTTTAATGAAGTTATATGGTTCTACTGCACTAAAAATGCTACTGAAATAGATCGTTACGTTATTTATAACTACGCTGAAAACATTTGGTATTTTGGTGATTTAGAAAGAACTGCGTGGATCGATACAGGCGTGATTGATTACCCAGTAGCAGCTAAAGATGGATATGTATATTATCATGAATATGGTGTTAATGATGGCCAACCCAATAACGCAGCGCCATTACCTATTCCAGCCTACATACAATCAGCAGACATAGATATTGAAGACGGCGATAAATACTTGCTTATACGTCGTATTATTCCTGACGTTAACTTTAGTAAATCAGAAACTGTTAATCCTGTGACGGGAGCTACGATTGTTCCTCAAGTTACTATGACTGTAGGGGTTAGAAACTTTCCAGGTGCCGCATCAACGACTACAAATGCTGAGGGTCAAACTACAGCAAAAGACATTGTGACATCAACAGCTACCATAGATCAGTATACGAACCAAGTATTTATTAGAGCACGTGGTCGTCAGATGAATTTTAAAATTAGTTCTAACGATGTAGGTCCCAATGGCAACTTGGTATGCCTCGTGTTGATGCAAGGCCTGATGGACTAAGAAGCTAAAAATGGCGTTACAACTATTTGCTCCTCCGGTATTGCCATTAGCGCCAACTGAATATAATGCTGAATATGTTAATCAGTTAATACGGGCACTTAATACCTATTTAAAACAAGTTGGATCTACCACGCCTATTGTAATAGATCAGTTAACATTGTTAGCACTACCTACTAGCCCAGTAGGTTTAAGACCAGGAACGGTGTGGAACGATGGTGGGTTTTTAAAGATTGTATTAAGTAACACGATTTTAGTACCAACAGCAACAGGGTTAACATTTACAGGCTACGCTCCTTCGTTAGATATGATAGCACCACCTGTAAGAAACGTTAACTTAGTGGGCATAGCGCCTACAATTACAGTAGCATAAGGTATTATAAACATGATATTATTAGCATATATTTAAGGACTCGATTATGGCATACCAAACATCTCAGGGATTAGCATCATTAGGTCGTAACGGCGACTCAGTTTTAGTTCACATGAACCCCACCGAAGTAGCAGGATTACAAAGTCTAGCTATGTCTCAAGGCGGATCATTGACTATAAACCCAGATACAGGTCTTCCTGAAGCATTTAGCCTAGGCGGATTCTTTAGTTCTTTATTACCTATGTTTGCTGGCGCATTAACAGGTGGTGCGGGGATGCCTTTATGGGCAGGTATTGCTGCGGGAGCTGCGACAGGTGCTGCAACTAATAAAAACCATTTAATGGGTGCTTTAACTGGTGGTCTTGGTGGCTACGGTGGATTTGGATTAGGTCAAGGTCTTGCCGCTGCGGGTGCTGCTCCAAGTGCCGCTCCTATTGTAGAAGCAGGTGGTTATGTCCCAGGTACAGTTGAAGGCGCTAATACAGGTTTGAATACCGCGGGTGCTTCTATGATGAATAATCCAGCAACTTATAACACAGCAAATCTTAATAACATCGCTAACACTTCTGGATTTACAGGGTCTGCTGGTACTGGCGCTTCAGGCGTAGATAAAAGTTTCTTAGGTGGTATGGATAGATTAGGCCCTGGTGCTAGTCAAATGGGCACTGGTATTAAAAATATTGCAACTAGTCAACCCGGTGCATGGGATGCATTCAAAGGATCATTCTCTGCGCCAGGTGCAAAACCAATCAGTGATTTGGCTGCTTATGGCAAAATTGCTATGCCTGTAGGTGGTGCAGTATTAGGTGGTTTAGAACCTTCTGATATTTATGGTAACCCTATTAACATGGATGAAGCTAAAAAGAAAGAAGCTTATGATCCTACTAGAAGTTTAAATTTATCAGGTGATACAGGACTAAGACTTTATGCAGATGGCGGTGCAATTGCAGCGGGTGGCATAAGAGATTTATACGGTTCAACAGATAATCCAGAAATATCACCTCCACCTACTAATGGGTACGGACTTGGCCGATTAAATAATTTATCAAGTGCACAAGAAATGGATACCGCTAAAACATATGGTTATGCTATGGGGGGCCCAATAAGTTTTGCTGATGGTGGTGACTCTAATAAAGAAGATGCACTGGGATTACCAAATTTATCTCCAGATATGTCGATGAACCCAAACACAGGCGCTAATAATTTAGCGATGATACAAAGCGTTATGGGAGCTATGCAGCCAACACAAGGTCAAATGCCAGATCAAAATAATGATAGCATTATTACTAAAGTGACCGCTAATTTAAAAGCTGATCCTAACTATCAACCTACAAATCCTATTGAAGCATCTATTGTTAAACAAATTAAAGGTACTGATCCGATGCAACCAAGTCAACAAGGTTTAGGTTCATTAGCATCTAGTCAACCTATGGCACCAAGTTTTAGCCCATCTCAAGCAATGGCACCAACTTATTATGCTGGTATGAATGCACCTCGTGGTTATGCTGATGGTGGTGAAACTCATATAAATTTAGACGAACTTCCTTCACTTAATGTAAATACCGGAATTAGTTCTTTAGGCGGTTCAAGTGGTATGGGAGGTGATGCTTTATATTCATTTAATGATAAATCTGCTTTTGCGCCGGTATTTAAAGATATACTTGGACAAATGAGTCAATCAGATCGTGCAAAATTTATAAGTGACCCAGGCATGCGCGCTTGGATAGGATTACAAGAAAGACCTAAACAAGAATATTATACATCTAGTGGAAATCTTACATCAAGTTATGCTCACGGCGGTTATTTAGATGGCGCCGGTGATGGTATGTCTGACTCAATACCTGCTACAATAGAAGGTAAACAACCCGCTCGTTTAGCTGACGGTGAATTCGTAGTGCCTGCAGATGTTGTAAGTCATATTGGTAATGGATCATCTAAAGCAGGTTCTCAAAGACTTTACTCAATGTTAGATAAAGTACGTAAAGCAAGAACAGGTCACACTAAACAAGGTAAACAAATTAATCCTAATAAATACATGCCTGCATGAACACAGTACAAATCGTAGCACCCAATAACATATATAATGTTTGGGAAGACGTAAAAGAATATTTAAATGCATCTATTAATGTAAGTGGCGGGGATTATACGTTAGAGCAATTAAAGCTTTTATTAAGTAGAGGTGAACAAACACTATTAGTATCTGTTAATGAAAAAGGTGTACTTAATGGGGCTATGACAGTAGAGTTTATAAATCGTCCTAATAGTAGAGTCATGTTTATAACAGCATTAGGTGGTCATGGGATTGTGAATGATGAAACGTTTAGCCAAGTAGAATCATGGGCTAAAATGCAAGGTGCTACAAAAGCAAGTGCGTGGGCTCAAGAAGCGCAAGCTAGGCTATATAAAATCAAATCAAATTTTAATACTATAAGATACGTTGTGGAGAAAGACTTATGAAATTATTTAACTTGTTTAACTGGGTAACTAACCTAGTAGAAGCATTTACCTTTTATGCCGGCGGAGGCTCATCTGGTGGTGGCGGGGGTTCTCAAACTTCTACTTCTTATTCTACAAACTTACCTGAATATGCTAAGCCATACTATGAAGAGCTTTTAAAACAAACAGGTAAAAATATTTATACAACAGATGCGTCTGGTACTGTAACCGGCGTTAATGCAATGCCTACTTATACAGGTAGCAGGATTGCAGGATTCACCCCAGGACAAGAAGCAGTACAATCACAAGTAGCGGGTATGACACAACCAGGCGGTTTTGGTTCAGCGGCTACTGGATTAAATACTGGTCAAGCGATGGGATTTGGTGCAGCTGGTGCAGGGTTATCAAGTGCATTAGGATATAGCCCAACATCAACTTATGGTGGTACATTTAGTCCAAGTGCTGCTTCATATTATATGTCCCCTTATGCTTCTAATGTAACAGATATTGCAGTTCGTGAAGCTGAAAAACAAAGAGACTTAGCTAAATCAGCCGGAGCATTAGGTGCTATTAGTCGTGGTACGTTTGGTGGCGCTAGAAATACTTTACTACAAGCTGAGCAAGAAAGAGGCGCTAATCAAAATATTGGAGATATTAGAGCTAAAGGTCAACAAGAGGCTTACACAAATGCTCAGGCACAATTTCAAGCTGACCAAGCTAGACGCTTACAAGCCGAACAACTTAATCAACAAGGTCAACAATTCGGTGCAGGTCTTGGTAAAGACATTGGTCTCGCGGGTCTTACTACAGGTATTGATGCATCAGGTAAACAAGCCGCTGAAGCCGCGGCACAACAAACTTCTGATCTAGAAAGATTAAAAGCACAAGCATCAACAGGTGCTGAACAACAAGCTTACCAACAAAAAATTGATGATCTTAAGTATCAAACATTTATGGATCAACAAAACTATCAAAAACAACAACTTGAATACCTCAGTAATATTCTTCGCGGTAACGCAGCGGCATTGGGCTCTACTCAAGTTCAATATACGCCACAGCCTTCAACAGTATCTCAAATTGGTGGTTTAGGTTTAGCAGGACTTGGTTTAGCGAAAGCTCTAGGATAAGGATAACATATGAATATTTTAAAAGTACAAAATGATTTAAAAAGTGTACCTGATAATGCTCTTATCGGTTATGTTCAAAATCCTACTGGTCAAGTACCAAGCTTTTTAGCTTTATCTGAATTACAACGTAGAAAAGAAATGCGTGATAATTATAAGGCAGCTAAACCAGAAAAATCTACAGTGGCTCAAGACTTAGAACAACAAGCTGCGCCACAACCCCAAGCTCAAGGTGTTGCAAGTCTTCCTGTACCTGAAACTATGTATCAAGATCAAAACTTTGCTTCCGGCGGTATCGTTGCATTTGATGACGGTGGTGAAGTAGCTACATCTAGATTTGGTGATTGGTTACAAGGAATTAAATCTTCATCACAAGCTGATTTAACAAAGCAAGATCAAATTCAAAGATTACAAAGTGAATATCTTTCTTTAACCACTAGTCCATTTACAAAAATTACACCATCACAAAGTGTTTCTAACAAAGCTAGACAAGCAGAAATTAAACAACAAATTGCTCAACTTACAAATAGTGCAGCTCCTATATCAACAGCTCCAACAGCAATAACAGGTGGACCAAGAGTAGATACTACACAATTACCTTCATCATTTACAGGTATAGGCGTACCATCTCAGTTAGGTGTTTCTCCAAGTGCTGTTAATCAAATGTCTCCTCCGCCAGCGGCTCCAACAGCAAAACCAAGTGGTCCAGACTTTGGTGGTTTATATCAACCATTAAAAGATTACTCTAGTGACTATGCAGCACTTTATCAAGACCCTGCAGGCGCAGCTGAAAAAGATATGGCTAGATATAACGCTATGATTGGCGAAGATAAATTACGTCCTGAGCTAGAAAAGAAATTAGCTAAGATGGAAGAGCGTGCTGCCAAGACAGAAGAACAAGCTCCATGGATGGCATTAACTAAAGCAGGACTAGGTATGGCTGCGGGTAAATCCCCATATGCCTTACAAAATATTGCTGAAGGCGCTACAATGGGTCTCAAAGATTACTCAGATACTAAAGACAAACTCGAAACAACTCGTGATAAACAATTTGATCTTCAAGCTAGAATTTCTCAATCACAACGTGCTGAACAAGTGGCTGCAGCTACATACGGCCTTAATAGTGAACAACATATCAAAGCTCAGAACCAAGCTAATAAACTTGCTGAACTTGGTTATAAAACTAACAGAGAAGCTCTTAATCAGAAAAATAAAATTGATGCGTTTGAAGCTGTTAACAAAGGTAAACTTGAAGGTGCTCAAGCTGATTACTATAAGGAAAAGGGTCCAACAGGCGGCATGACAGAAAAAGATTTATTTGACAAATATATTACTGGCGGAGGCGAAACAGTTTTAGGTCCGTGGGAAGAATTTAGAAAAAAATATATGGGCATGCCAGCTGACATTAATAGCCTAGTGAATAAATACAACCTTAAAAAATAATTATGTCAAATCTTAGTCAAGTCTACGAAGCGTTACGGCGCGCAGATGAAGCCGGTAACGAAGAAGACGCTAGACAATTAGCTCAATACATTCAAAACCAATTCGCAACTCCTGAAGTTCCAGTACAACAAAAGTCTGGTACAGCGGGTCCAATAGAAGCAGCTATCGGTAGTACTAAACGCTTAGCATCTAGTGCATTTACTGGAGCACAATTACCTTTTGGCGCAGATGAAGCAGCAATGCAAGGTATCTCTCGCCAAAAAGATATTACAGAAAAACCTGCAGGTAGTTTAGAAGCTGTTAAACAAGCGTATGAGAACAAAGGTGTTTTAGGTGCGGCTAAAGAAGTTGTTACTCAGGCACCAGGCGTCATTGCAGAACAAATTCCGCTTGTTGGTTCTATGTATGCTGGCGCTAAAGCCGGTGCTATGCTTCCTGTACCTCCTCAATTTAAACCATTTACTGCGCTTGCAGGATCAATCTTACTTCCATTATTTTCTTATGCGGGATCAAGTGCTGAACGTAAAGCTGAAGAACAAATTTCTAAAGGCGAAAACGTTGATGTAGGCGCAGCAGGTGCGTTTGCTTCAGGTGCGGGTCAAGCAGCATTAGATAGATTATCATTAGGTCTAAGTGGACTATCTAGAGTATTTGGCGTTACTGCTAAAGAATTAGGTACAAGTGCTGCTGAAAAATTAGCTAAAGAATCTTTTGGTATGGCACTAGCTAAAGGCACAATAAAAACAGAATTAGCTGAAATACCTACAGAAATTGCTCAACAAGCTATTGAAAGATATTACGCGGGTTTACCTCTTACAGGTGAAGATGCTTTAAAAGAATATGGTGATATAGCTTATCAAACTTCTCTTATGGGTCCTCTTGGTGGTGCTGGTCGTGTATATGAACGCGGTGAACAGCGAGGTATTATTAAAGGTCAAGAGCAACGTCAACAACAACAATTAAATAGAATTGATACAGAAAGAGCTCGTATAGATCAAGTAGCGCTTGATGCTAAATTAGAAAATATTAATAACGAACGCAGTCGAATTAATAAAATAGCCGAAGATGCAAAAACTGAAGCCGAAATGCTTAAAGCTAAAGAAGCTGCTGATGCATTATATCAATTAACAATTAATCAATTAGGTAATAAAGCCCCAGAAAAATCTAAGATAGCTAAATCTATTGCTGCTATGGGAGTTTCATTTGATAAGGCTATAGAACAAGGCGATATTGATGCACAGAAAAAAGCAATTGCTGAATTAACTGATGTGCCTACTAATATTGTATCTCTTGCACAAAAATATGAAACCAAACCTACTGATGTTATATCAGATGAAACATTTAAAAGTTTAAAAGTAGGGCCTACAGCTAAAGTTATTGAAGTATTGAAAGGTAAAGATCCACTAAACCAAGAAGATAATCAACTTATTAGAAATACATGGGAACAATTTTTAAAAAATAAAGAAGATGACGCACCACAATCAATAGCAATTAGAAATTATTTAAATCAAATACCTACTGTAGAAGGATTACAAAATGAAACAGCTATCACAGAAGGATCTGGAGAAGGCGTTAAAGTATCTGGACAATCCATGGCAGGAGGTCTTACCACAGGAACTGAAGGAGTTGACGGAACTGGACTGGGAATTACTACAGATAATGTTCAACAACTTGCAGGACGAGAGGGCCCACGCCCAGCTCCACTAGCACCTGAATCTACCGAAGTATTAAAACCTGAGAAAAAATTAGCGCCAGCTATGGGTATCCAAGCGGTGTTAAAACAAAGTGGCGGTGTTAGTACAGATCATTTATTTGATCTTACACGTGAAAAAAGTGTAAATAAATCTGGCGCTACCGTAGGACTATTTACTAAAAATGGTAGAGGTTTAGATGATGCAGTTCAAGTTGCGGTTGATAACGGCTATTTAAATGCTGATGTATTAAATGAAGTCGATGGCGGAGTAGAAGCATTATCTGATCTTATTATAGATGAAATACAAGGTAAGAAAGCTGTACCCCTAGACCGACAAGCAGATACAGAATTA